TGATGTGGTCATTGTTTGTGTAATAGCCATCTTATGCTACTCCTACCGGTGCTGCTCCAGTGGGCGTACGATACGCATCTTTAAATGTTCTAGCCCCTAGTGATCCTAACAGCTTTAGAGATGTCACAAACTGTTGATTGTACATGGCTACTATGTCCGGCTCAGCTTTCATAAACCTAGCTGCTTCTACTAGCGCACCGTTTAGCAACACACTATCAAAGTTAGTCGATAGCCAAGTAGTGCCGGTTTCCCCGCCCGAAGTAATAGACTCGGGATAGGCTTTGTATGTGTGGATTGTCGCGTATGCTGCGTCAGGTGTGGGAGCTACGGTAAGAAATAGTGTATTAGCTGGGCCACCATAAGTACTTTCACCATACTGCGCGTAGTGCGTAGGAACGGCTGTGGAGGTTGTGTCAGGGTATGCCTCTAACAAAAAGCTATTGTCTTTCTGTAGTAGGTACGTAACTACACCTGCGGCGCTCTTAACAGCTAGGCTAACACTACTTAAATACCCGCTAGGGACAGCGAATGTAGCACTACCGATAGTTAAGGTAGTAGCGCTGTCTGTAAACGTGCTGGCAGGTAAATCAATAGCTATGTATATAGCTTGCTCTGCTTGGGTAATGAACAAGTTTAGCTGGAAGTCTGAAAACGTATTCTCAGTAACGTCAGCGATGTTAGTCTTCAAGTCCGCGTATGTCATGCTCATTATGTCGTCACCGTCACTGTGCCTATCTTGGTATTACCCACTAGTGTGTTGGGTATGTCTATGTTATCCCCGCCGCCTACAGGTCTAAAACCGTACTGGGTAACTCTACTTGCCGCAGCGGCGTTGTCTGGGCGCGGGTTGCGTATTGCTTGTGGGTCAGTTACTACAACTTCCCCTAACTTGTTCTGTGGGTGATCTTTTTCCCAACATTCAGGGCATACCATTAAATGCGTGTTCTTACTCTTGATAACCAGAGCTTTGAGTTTCTTTAGTTTATACTGAAACCCACAACGATCACATATAGCAATCGCTCTTTTAGAGGATGCAAATTTATTAGCCATTAGCAGCGACCTATACTAGGCACAAAACGCGCTGAAGTTTTCTCCCTATCTTCTTCAGAAGCTAACTTAAACTGTTCTTCGTATTCTTGTTTTAGCATCGGTATTCTAGGGGCTAGCTCAGGAACTTTCATAGCAATGTAATACGCTAATCCTGCTACCGCGCACGGAAAAAACCTAAACGGCATATCTGCGTCGGTCTTACCTGCTTCTGAACCCATGTCTTGTATGCGGCGCATACGATAGAACGATATTTGGTAAGCGGTACTGCTATCCGGTACAGGCCACAAAGTAAGGAAAGATACGTTCGCGCCTATAGTAGTAGGGGTCGGGGTATTACCATTAGTGCGGTCGCCAGCTTGGTATATACCTGCTTGGCCTAGCCTATGGACTACAGCTTGTAATGGTCTACCTGTGGATAACTTGTTTGGTATGGCTGAGTACGTAGGTATACTGATTCTGTTTAAAGATAAGTCAGATTGTGATGACGCGTTGCCTCCATTAGTACGGATGTTCATTTCACATACGTCTATTGTGTCAGCGGGTAAGGTGTAAGTAGCATCGTCTTTAGTAAGTTGGATAGTACCTTCGTCTATCGTCCACAGGTTAATGCCCCTGTTTGCCCACTCAATGGTGAGTAGGTTCATAGAACGTCTAGCGGTACGTAGATCGTAACCTGTTCGTAGCTCGCGCCCAGCGCGTTCCCACGCCTCTTCAGCAAGCTCTGCGAAGGGCATATTGAATGTAGCAGTACCTGAAGTAGCCATTATTTAGTTCCACATCCGCATTTGTGTCGTCGTTTACGAGCTAAGCCACCACCCCCAAACTTTACTGTCGCGGGTTTAGTGTTCTTAACTACCGTTTTGCCTTTTGCGCCTTCCCGCTTCTTTTTCTTAGCAGTGGCTGCACGTTGGCCTTTAGTTAGTGAGTTCGCTTTGTTGCGTGGTAAGCAACGGTCTGGGTTCTTCTTGTCTTTTGATGTGCCACACTTACCTTTGACTTTACCATCAGTACCGACACGAACCCAGTCTTGGTCAACCCATTTCTTTAGATCGCCCATTATTTCTTACCTTTAGAACCTTTAGCGTAATTAGGGTCTTTGCAGTATTTAGAGGCTGCCATATTAGCATATGCGCTAGGGTAAGTATCGAAGGTACGTTTCGCCCACGACTTACCCTTAGAGCATATTTTTCCGCCAGATTTATAGTAGCGGCGCATGGTTAGCGCATCTTACACTTACGAACGCCTTGCTTAGCAATGCCCGCACCGCGAACTTTACCGCCAGACTTGTACGTTTTTACTTTACCGCCTTTCTTCATAGCGGGAGCGCCAGCAGGAGCAGGAGCACCACCCATAGGGGCACCACCGCCACCAGCCATAGCCTTCTTCTTCATCATCTCTTCCATCATTTTCTTTTTCTTTTGCTCTTCCGTCATAGGCATAGCAGGAGCACCGCCGCCCATAGCAGGGGCAGGGGCAGCACCAGCGCCGGGCATAGCCATTCCGCCAGCCATATATTTTTTAGTTTTCACTTTACCACCTTTTTTGTAATCAGATTTTTTCATTTCCACCGGCTTACCTGTCTTAGGGTCGGTGCTCATGTCTAAATCTTGCTTACGTTTAGTTTCTTTGCGTTTAGGGTTTTCGTTGCCCAAGCTAGCATTAGCGTTGGCTACGTTTACTTTTCGTTTACTTGTATTTGGCATGTTATGCTCCTAACATTTCCAACGTTTGCGCGCTTGGCGAAGCCTTGAATTGGGGTCTTTCGCTGCCTTCGGAAACTGTTTCATTTGTCCGGCAGAACGCGCACAGTACGACTTTCGACGTGATGCGCGCTTGCCAGTTGGTTTGTCTTCAGTTACTGCTGTCTTTAACTTACTACCGGGATTATCTTTACGATACTTAGCTACACCTTTGGCGGTCATACCAGCACCAGATTTGGTAGGGCGTTTCTGCCCGCCGCCTATGGTGTGGCCCTTCATAGAGCCTTTGACCTTACCGCCTTTCTTGTAGTAAGCGCGCATTAGAATATCTTCCGCATCACTAAGGTAACGACATAACCTTCCCCACTATCAAAACTGTCAGTAGTTATTGCAATGTCCCCTGTTGGGGTGCCACTACCTGCGGCTGTGCCTGCGTCTACCGTGATGTTGTCTTTAGTAAGACCGCCCCATTCAGAGCCGTAATCTATATTATACATGCCCGGCCCGCTGGAAGCGGCTGAACCGCCAACACACGTAATAAAAGGGTAAAGGTTGGTAGAATCCCAACCAACTTTCATTGTCCCTGATGGCATATTAGTAATGGTTATCTTCTCTACGGCAACGCCAGTCATGGCTTTACCACCAGAACTGTTATACGCGGAAGCGCTAATATCAACCATTACTTCTTTGGTTTCCTCAGTGCCGTCGCTATACATAACACGTTGAATAACTAGCTTACGGTCAGTATTGGCTAGTACTTGAGTCGTCGATGAATTAGCCATAATCTATACTCCCTAGTTATTCAACGTTGTTGATGCCTTGAATGTACTCAACAGTTACAAAGCCCGCACCAGCAGTTCCCGCAGAGAAATCAATAAAAATAGAAACATCTGAACTGCCTACGTTTGCCCAAGTGCTTGTGTCTGAGTGTGTGCCCAGAGTTCCGTACTTGAATACGTTAGCAGCAGTGCCCGCAGCCAAAGCAGTGAACAACTCATTAGCGGCTGATGTTGTGCCTATACTAATGTTTGCCGCAGTAGTGGCCGTAGTAATGTTAATTTTTATTTCGGTGATTTGGCTATTCGCTGGAATAATAATCCCAGTATCTGCCGCTGTAGTTGATTGTGTCCAGTTAGCAGTTTGCGTCATATAGGTAAAACCTACGTTTGCAGAGCTGCCTTCACGAATTGTACCGGCCTTAACTGGCCCGCTAAAAGTTGTTTGACCCATGAGAATCTCCTGTCTGGGTTAGTGTCTACCTACGATATTGCGGGTAGTCAGGGATTAGAACTTCGATCTTATAATAAAAAGAAAGGGAGCGCAAGGCTCCCTCTCAGTCTTACTTTACTTGGTCGATTAAGAACCACAGCCAAACATAGCTAGTGGGTCAGAAACACCAAACGAGTAACGTTCACGAGCTTTATAACGACTGTTACCAGTGTCAAAATCCGCGTCCATAGACGTAGACATTTTTGAACGAGTAAAGTGCTTTAAGCCATTTGGAATGTCAGTAGTTAGAAACCAGTTACCTGTATCAGTTAGGTAATGGTTAACCGCGTATCCACCGGGAACCACGCCATTGCTAGCGATAGCATTGATGTCGTTATCAGCAGTGCCCACTCGACCCTCAGTCTCCAACAAACGAGTTGCAACGAATTGCAAGTCAGATGGGATGATGAGTTTCTTAGGACGTGCAGCGATTTTTAAACCACGTTCGTCAGTCCACTTACCAATCTGAATAACTGCATTCTCAAGTGAAGTTTCGTTAAGATCAACGTTACCACCACTGTTTGAGTTAGTGCCACCAGATACTAATGGATGAGCCGTGCCTATTAAAGACTCGCCATCACCATAAGTTTGGGTGAACGCAGTGTTCAGGATGTTAGCAGCTTTAACCTGCTTGGTGTACGCCATAGCGCGAGCTAATGCTTTAGTGTAACGACCCGATAAAGAATCGTACAAGTTATCTTCAATCGCTTCTTCAG